ATATGAAGTTATAAGAACAGGTTGCTCTATATTTCACATGGCGCACCGTATGTTGTAAACATTTAGAGGCTATTTTAATATCAATATACAAACGGCGATTCAAACCTGTGTACTACCTCTAAGATGAAGTATACGTACCTATCTCTTTCAGGCAATTAGCTCAATTGGAGCATTCTTATAGACACAGTAAGTATCTTTAAGATACATTTGATACCAACGTTATATATTGTTATTTTAATACGGCTTTACCTCTACTTGGGAGTTTGAATATATCCCCACTATATTTGAGATACTCCACAGCATTGGATTTGTGAACTATATCAACACTTAATATTATAATGGATGTAAAATGGATTTCATTTCTGATTATTGCGAAACATATTTATAGGATACATTTTTACCTGATTATTTTTTAAGGAATACACTTCAAAATGGCTAGTTCTATTAATGATCGAAACTGTGGAAGTGCGCCTTTTGCCCTTGATAACGAATCCAGCTCTGAATTGAATGATTATTTGAATAAAGAAGATCAATATGCTGAACGCCCTTGGATTAGATTACGAGAGATTGCTATCTGTTCTCGGATACCTGACGCACTTGATTGTTATTTACTTAAAGAACCTGATTTTCTGGCTGAAATATTTAAAGGACGCGCGTTTGCTGCAACTTACGATTCGTGTTTGGATACAATTTTACAATGTGACCCCATGCCTCAAGTTATAATGATGCCTAAAATTTCAGTTTATGGAAACCGAATGTTTTTGTGTCAGGTTGATTCAGCATGGTATAATTTTTTGTTACCCTTTTGTGGATTATTTGATGGAGATACGCTGCGTGATGTTTTCGTGCGAGCGATTGAAACTTTACCCCCACATATTCTCGATAGAATTAAAGTTAAGGCTCAAGGATTTTTTGACATTAATTTTGTTAAAGTTGATGGTGAACGCTTAATTGCTTCTTTGTTTGGTCATATTGAATCTATTATGAATAGTTCATTTTTTACGACCGCTGCATTATCTACTAAGGCTTTTGGTATTTTGCTTCAACTAACGTCTGTTTTAAATAATCC